AAGTCGTTAAGGGTGGCGCACTCGGCGTCGTTGTTTACCTTTGCGACAAGTACAACGTCGACCCAACACTCACGGCTCTTTTGATGCCGCTTGCTGCCGCCGTTTTTGCATGGGCGAGCACAAAGGTCGGCGACCCGTCGGTTGCCTCGTTCCTTGCGAAAAAGGAGGAAGCCAAGAAATAGGTATCGCTACCTCGGTGTGTGCGCTCAGTGCGTAAACACTCCGCTGGGCGCACACTCTGGCTGAATAATTATGGAACTCATCAAAAATGTAATTCTGCGAATCTTCGCAACTTTCGTTGTGACCGGTCTCGGAGTCATTGGCGCAGGCACCATTGCTGGCGTATCAATGGAGAAGGCCGTATTTATGGCAGGAATCGGCGGCGTGGCGAATGTTCTTGAAGGCTTGGCTCGTGCTTTCCTTACTGACGGAAAACTGTCTGAAGATGAAGTGAACCAGGTGTTTGCAAAAGTTGAACAAGAAAATCCAGCACACCAATAGGAGATAGAAGATGTCCGAACTGTACATTGACAAACTGACACCACCAAAGGATGTTGCCGGACACAAGCCAGGAAGATTGCCAGATGGACTTCTTTCCAAAGTCGATGGTGGACGCCTGCACTGGCTCGCCGCAAATGCTTGGAAGGCACTCAAAGCCGCTGCTGCTGCGGAAGGCGTTGAACTTAAGCCAACATCTGCCGGCGACCTGTATCGTTCGTACGATGCACAACTCAAGGTGTTTCTTGAGCGCTATACAAAAGAGCCGAACGGCAATAGCACACGCACATTTGAAGGCGTGAAGTGGTACAAGAAGTCTGAAAAACTTGCCAGCCTTGCGGCCCCAGGCACATCTCAGCACAATAGCGGTTTGGCTGTTGACGTTCATACGGCAAGTGGTGAGCGCCTCAAGTGGATGATTGCAAACTGTCGCAAGTTTGGCTGGAGTTGGGAAGTGGTGCCAGAAGAGCCATGGCATATTCGTTATACCAAAGGCGATGATGTTCCAGAAGCCGTAAAGGCATGGATGGACGCAAATCCTGCCGAAGTGTGCAAGCCAGGTGAAGTTGCAGCACCAGCAGCAGAACCTGCTGCAGCCCCTCGCCCCATCACAACACCAGCCGTTGCTCCGCAGAGCGGTGGAGAGGCTGTCAAGAGGGGAAAAGCAAACGCGGCGTCAAATCCGATTTTGCAGGTCGGCTCAAGCGGCGCCGCAGTAAGAACTCTTCAGCAACTCCTGAACAAAGCAGGAGTGAAGTGCGCAACAGACGGCGACTTCGGTCCAAAGACTGAACAGGCCGTGAAGGAGTTCCAGAAGAAAGTTGGTCTGGAAGAAACGGGCATTGTCAATCACAAGACTTGGGCGAAAGTAAATCCGTAGAGAATACTTCATCTATACATATAAACCTGTGAGACTTTACCCGTTCACGAAAGTGAATAACTAGCAGAACAAAGGAGTCATAACAATGGCTGCATCCACATCAACAATTTCATTTGACGTTCATGACTGCAAGGTCTACCCCGTCGCATCAGATGCCACTGGTGGCATCACCTACGGCGCTGCCGTTGACGTTCCTGGTATCCAGGAAGTCTCGGTTGAGCCAAACTTCATCTCGGTTGAGTTGAAGGGTGACGGAAAGGTTCTTGCCAAGAAGGGTAAGGTCGACCGTCTCAACTTCTCCGCAACATACAGCGAATTGAGCCTCGATGTTCTCGCAACCATCTTCGGTGGTTCGACAACGACATCGGGCAGCGGTTCGGCTGAAGCAGCGGCTTACGAGTTCGATGGCGACACCCTTCCGTACTTCAAGATTGAAGTCTTGGTCAACGACCTTGAGTCCGAACTTGCAGAAATGGTCTTCACGCTGAACAAGTGCCAGATTACTGGTGGCACGATTATGTCCGGCTCGACAGACAACTTCTCGACACCGTCGTTCGACGCCGAAGCAATCCTCCCGATTGCAACAGGTATCGGCTTCGGAACAGTCACGCTCCGCGAGGCTGCATCGGGTCTTTCCGCTTAATAACTGAATAGTTCTGCTGGCGTTCACGCCAGTCTTGGGGATTTGTGTGGCCCCAAGACTGGCGTTTGCGCGTTTATGACTATGTATGTATGCTGTGTGCATGGACTATACACCGCTAGTACTCAAGAACAAAGGCGTCCCTTGCCTTTTTGTAAAAACAACAAAAACCGGACCTTCCGAAGAAGATTGGGGTCGCCTGACGACAGAAGAAGGTGAGCCAATCACCGAAACGATTCACGTCAGATTCACAAACAATTCAATTTCTGACATTGAAGAATTTTTCGGCAATCTTGAAAAATGGCAAGAAACACTTGAGCAAAAGCCATACACAACACTCAGGCAGACACTTGCATTCGTTCTGAAGCGCTCAATTTACGATGTTGGCGAAGCAATGCTTGATGGAGAAATTGTCGGCTACTCAAACGTGATTGGAACGGCGTGGTCAATTGCCAATGGCGTGGACCCTATCGTGGCGAGTCGAATGCTCACTCAGACAATCGCACTCGCCGAAGAAAACAAAAAGCGTCTGGCAGAAAGTCTGGCCCAAGCACTACCGGATTTGCAGACTGGAAACAGTGGCTCGGACTCTGGGCCCAAACGGGCCAGCCGCTCGAAGAATTCTGGGAACTAAGTCCGGCCCAGTTGGGCGTAGTTTTTGAAGCGCGTGGCTGGATGAAGCAGCGAGCAGGACAAGAACAACTTATGTCCTTTGCTGCTCAGATGGGGCTAAAGATAGAAAAGTAAGGCTTTTCGCAAATTTGACATTTCCACAGCCTGTGCGAAAATATTTATATGGCCGCGGCAGGAACTGGTGGGGTAAGCCCACTTAACGTACAGGTGCGCATCACCACCACTGGTGTAAATGCTGCTGCGCGCGGAATGAGCGCCGTCACGCGCGCTGGCGGCTCAATGAGCAAGTCGCTTGCTGCCAGTTCAATATCCACCAGAACTCTTGGCGATGCAATGCGAATGACAGCGACCCTGATGAAGTACACGGTTGTTGGTGCATTTATGAATGCCGGCAAACAGGCAATTCAAATGCAGAGACAGTTTGAGTTGGCATTTTCCCGCATTAGGGGCTTGGTCGTCGTTGGTGGTGACAGCATTGACACGATGCGAGAAAAGGTTCTTTCTCTTGCCGGAGAAACAACCAGAGCACCATTGGAACTCGCTGACGCTCTTTACTACATCACTTCTGCCGGTATTAAAGAGGCAAGCACTGCGCTTGAAGTACTTGAGGCTTCAGCAAAGGCGGCCGCTGCTGGTCTGGGAACAACTAACACTGTTGCCGACGCCGTCACTTCTACATTGAATGCATACGGACAAGAAAATTACTCAGCGGCAAAAGCCACTGACATTCTTGTTGCAACTGTACGTGAAGGTAAGGCGGAAGCAGATACGTTTGCTCCGGCACTCGGTAAGGTTTTGCCAGTTGCCGCGGCATACGGCGCATCATTTGAAGACGTATCTGCTGCAATCGCCGCTCTTTCGCGAGGTGGTTTGTCCGCTGGAACTGCTGCTATTTATGTTCGTCAAACATTGTCTCAGTTGCTAAAGCCATCAAAGCAAGCGCAAGAAGTTCTTGCTGGTGTTGGAACTAACGCAGACGAAATTCGCAAGAATATCCAAGAAAAAGGTTTATTTCCGGCCCTGATTGAATTGCGAGACCAACTTGGCGGCATTGAAAACGCTGCGGACTTTACAAAAGTATTCGGAAACGTACGAGCCCTTACGGCAGTGCTTTCTTTGGTTGGTCCTGCCGCAGAAGAAAATGCACAAATCTTCGAGCGCATGCAATCTGCCACTGGAGACTTGGATTATGCATTTTCTGCTTACGCGAATACAACAGATGCGCAATTTAATAAGGCGATGGCGGAACAACAGACAATGTTAATTAAACTTGGCGAAGGCTTAAAGCCAGTCATAACATCGTTGTTAAAACTTGGAACCGCGATAACCAAAACTTTTGGCGCATTTTTGGGAACTGGATTTGGTAGGGGATTTGCTCGTGTTGCCGCTGGTGCGGTAATCGCTGTTGCTGCACTTGCAACAGTTATGAAAACAATGTCGGCACTCATTCGCTTGGGCTCAAACTTAAATATTACATTGTTCGGAACTCAATTTAGATACAACGCAACAACTGGCGCGATTACAAAATACACAACAGCAACAATGACTGCTAGTACGGCTACAGGAACAGTAACAAAGTCAATCGGTGCATGGACTGCGGCAAACGGATTTTTGGCAGGCTCAATCAGAATGGTTGCCCTCTCCATGAATTTCTTGACTAAATCAATGGCTTATATCATCCCAGTTCTAACAATTGGCTTGTTGTTGTTTGAGGGTTTCAAGTTTATTGCTGGAATGTTCAATAGTGGTAAGGAAGGCGCTGACTCTCTTGCGGGAAGTGTTGGAAAACTAAACACGTTGCTAGACGAAGCCGTTAAATACGGAAGGTCAAATCTTGTATTTGACGTAACAATTAATACGGATAACGCCGATGCAATGGCGGCTGTTAAGCGAATGAGGGAAGAAATTGAAGAACAGTCGCCAGACCTCATTCCTGATTTTAAGAGCATGGTCACAAAGCAGGGCGCACAAGCAGGAGCGCTATATATCCAGTCAATGCTTGATACCGCATTTGCCGGAAATACAAAAGAATTTAAAGACACTTTTGTTGCCCTGATGCTTTCGGTGCGACCAGATGTTGCAAAAGCCTTTAGAGAACTTGGCGCAAGTGTTGACTACAACGAAGCATTTGGTGACCCACTTACCAATGCGGAGACATTTCAGGCTCTTGCATCTGCTGTGGCAAGTGGGGCAGATGTAATTTCCAGCGAATCAATTAAGGCTGGCGATGGACTCGAAACATTTATTAAAAAAGTTACCGACACAGAAATGGAAGAACATGCGTACCGAAGCAAAGAAGCGCTTGGTGCGTACGGTCAAGCATTTACTGACACAATTCAAAATACTGGACAACTCAACCCGCTTGTTGCAAATATTAGAAAGTGGCAAGCATATTTTGAATCTGCTGGAACATCCTCAAATACTCAAGCAGAAGTTATTTCTCAAATCGTTGGTCCAGCACTTAAGGGTCTGACTGGAGATTTTGAACTTGTTGGCGAATCGGCCGGAAACTTTAGGGATGTTTTTCTAAAGACTGCAAATGAAACTGCTGCCATTAAGTTTATTGAAAATACATTTGGTGTTGAGGGACAGCGCGCACTTGAAATATTAGAGGTTCTTCGAGACCGAATGAGGGCTATCCCATCTGGCGCAAAAGGTGCTGCCGCATCGGCAAAAGTTTTAGTTGATGCCCTTGGGGAAATGAGCGTTAAATCAGAGGAGGTTGTGCGCAGCGTTTACAGCCTTGATACTGCGGTAACTGCTCTTGGCGACCGTTTCTCTGAAGGCTTGCATCCTGAAATACAGGGTCTGGTTGATGATTTTGATGCAGCGCAAGCAGCACTTAAGAATTTCCAACGAGGCCAAGAAGCCCTTATGGGTGTCACGAGAGGAATGACAGAAGCACAAATTGACTTCCGTGATTCTATGCGTAACTTCAGGGAGGATGCATCGAAAGCCGGTGGCGACCTGTTCTCCGGAAGTGTTAACGCCGACAAGGCCCAAGAAGGCCTTCTTGATGCAATGGACAGTGTTCTTGAGGTCGTAAATCAATTTGCACTTGCTGGAGACGAGGCTGGAGCAACACGTGCGCTAGGCGAAGGAATTGCTCGAATCGTTGGGGACGGAATGGCAGCCGGATTGAGCGAAGTGGACATTACTAAGTTCTTGGAAATGCATCAATTTGGTACGAGCAGTGATGGAATCATGCCGGACATAATTAAAACTCTTTTTGGCGCAAAAGATGCACAAGGCAAGGAAATGCAACAAGTCGGCAATGACCTCATGGCTGGATTTGCCATGGGTATTGAAAATGGTCGACCATATGTTTCGCAAGCGATTGACGCTGTTGGCGATGATGTAATTGCTCGTCTGAAGCGCCGCCTCGGCATCAAGAGCCCGTCAACGGTAATGGCAAAAGAAGTTGGTACACCGTCCGCAGAAGGTGTCGCTGTTGGATTCCAGGCAGAAATGGCTGGTCGTTCTGGTCGTGTAATTGAGAAGTCAATGCAAAATGCCATTATGAACGCATACAAGAAGGGTGGCTATAGGGGTGCTGGCGCTTTCTTCAAAAAGTTCCTTGAGCAAAAAGACAATGTCGAAACACCCGCCACAGATTACGTAAAAGCAGTAATGGGTCGAATGAAGGACATTATTGGCTCACTTTCTGGTTATATCAAGTCGCAGTTAAACTTCCGCAAGGCTCAAGCCGACTTGGCAAAACTCATCAACATGCAGCGAGCGCTTGATGACCGCAGAAAACGAGCCGCTCGTGAACAGCAGTATGCGGAAACGCGCTTTGGCGTTGGTGGAGGCGCACAAGTAACAGGGTACGAACAAGCACAACTTGATGAATTGCAATTGGAATTTGAACGTGTCTCACGCGACTATGCAATGGGGCGCGCATCATATGTCCAACTTGTAGATGCAGAAATCGCCCTATTTGAAGCGCGTGCAGCAGCATCCGAGGTAAACGACACAGTTATTGATTCGCAAAACAAGTTCATCGATGCATCTGTTGATGTTGAAAACAAACAACTTAATCTTGCTGATGCAACGGTAAACGTCCTTTCCGCTTACCAAGGAGTACAAGAAGCAGCAGCAGAACTTTACGCAAATCATAAAGAACTTGAGACTGTTTATAACAATTTGGCAACAGCGACTGGAATTGCTAGTGGCAAGTTGCAAGTTGGCACAACCAACCTAACCACCCTTGGAACCCAAGTTGGCACATACGGTGGCTATGTGTCAACTGTTGGCGGTTATGTTTCTACTCTTGGTAACAATATTGAAGTAACTGGTCAAGCATTCAACACAACTCTTGACGGTCCAGACGGAGTATTTGCAAAGATTGTAAAGGCTGGTGGAAATCTCAATACACTGACCGCCGGCATTGGGGCTGAATTTAAAAATCTTGCTGCCGGGCTCCTCAATAAAGACAGTCAAATGTGGAAGGACCTTAACTCATTGGGTCCAGCAATTTTTAAGGCAATCCAGTTTTCGGCGAACGAATCATTTGCCAAGTCGCCACTTGTTTTGCGAATTCCAGTTACTGCAATCGTTGATGGCGGCGGCGGTGGCGGGATAAACCCAGACTCATCACAAAGCGGACTTGGCACAAAGCCGATGACATATTCGCAATGGCTGAGTGCAAATAAGAAGTCGGTCGAGAACGCCACATTGGCAAGTTTTGGCGGCCAGTATGCAGGAGGCGGCCAAGAGTTCCGGAACCAGTTGGTTGCCTCTGGGGCGTTCGATACTCGATACAAGAGCATTTTGAATAGTGAATGGAATAAGTATCTTGCGGGCTTTAGGGCTGTTGGTGGGCCTGTTTCCGGTGAAATGCCATATGTTGTTGGGGAGCGTGGCCCGGAAATGTTTATTCCAAAGGTTTCCGGAACAATCGTCACGAATTCCGCTCTTGAGCGATACACCAGAAACACACAACGTCAAACAGCGACACCACAGACGTCGTCTGGCCAGCCTATTATTGTCACGGTCAATAACCCAGTACCTGCAGCAGCGGAAGATTCAATCACCCGCCGCATGAAGGTTCTGGCAAACAGTGGATTGTTCGGGTGATATAGGTGTCTACAGCGCTTCCAAATGTTCTTGAGTGGTACGACGTCAATGGGGTAGAACTTGCCACTCACGGCTACATGCTTTCAAGTGTTGAGCGCGGCATTCCCGCTAAAAAGGGAGAAAATGTTGGCTCGGCCATTATTCACGGAACACAATGGCGTGAAAAACGGCTTGACACACGTACAGAAACATGGACCATTTGGGTTAGTGACAATGACCCAGTAAGCGGCTCGGTCGCAGCGACTGAGGCTGGACGACGCTCACAGTTCAACGAAAACTACGACACGGTTTTTAATCTGCTTAACGAAATGCCTGAACTTCTTACGGTCACCCATGTTCGCATCAATCCAGACAACCCTTTGAATTATTCTTCGCGAGTTGCTTACGGTGAAGTTGTTGGCGCAGTAACTGTTTCGGACCATCGTGACTTGAACGTAACTGAATTTACAGTTGATGTTCAGTTTCCTGACCCAAGATGGTTTGCCCTTACAAGCACTTCAGCATCTGCAAACTTCTCCACCACTCCGGTTGCGGTTCCGATGTCCGCGAGCGCAGTAGGCACTGCGCCGATTACCTATATGACAATTACTTTTACTTCCACTAACAATCTGACCAATCCTCGCCTTGTTAACGAAACCTACGCTTCGAGTCAAACAGCAATTGGTTACAACGGCACAATACCAACTGGACAATCTGTTGTTATTGATACTGACGCTTTGACGCTAAAGAAAAATAACGTTAATGATATTGCCAATTTGTATCGTGCTGGCGCTCGTCAATCATGGTTTGAGATATTCCCATTAAGCAACACGATTTCATGTAGCCGCACATCCGGGTCCGGAACAGTGACAATTTCCTATCGGAAGGCCTATTACTAATGGCTAAAACAACCTGGGATGTTTGGGTTGTTCTAGCAAACGACCCAAACCAAACAATTGCGTATTTGCCGCGCTGGAAGTCAATTCAGTTATCCGACCAATTAAACGACGTTGGCTCAGCAACTTTGGAGCACGATTTTTCAGACCCATTCTTTGATGCTTTTCAAGCAGAGCGTGGAGATTCTTTGCTTGACGGTCCATACGCTCTGCAAGTTCGCAGAGATGGAGACCCGGTATTTACGTTTTTTATTGAGGATGTGCAAGTTGACCGCGCCGGAGTAAGTCAGCCGCTTGTTATTGGTGGGCGCGGCATTGCTTCTGCTCTTGGGTGGGGAATTGTCCTTCCAGAGGATTTCAGCAATCAGGCACGAGCAACTGCAGGCACAACACAGCGACCGAAGTTTTTTGACCGACTGTTCCCCGGTTACGCATATAACGTAAGAGTTGCAACGACTGGCAATCTCTCTGCCACCTATGAATCTGGTCCACAGACAGATGTGGCTGGTGCTGGAGCACGCCTTACAGCAACTGCCAATGGTTCTATAAACAACTCCGGAATTGATGGCGTTACAGACCTGGTCGTCGGCGACACCATCCTTGTAAAAAACCAAACAACACAAGCCCATAACGGTGTCTATTGGATTGTTTCTATTGGTGGCTCTTCAAATCCTTGGGTTATTCAGCGCACTGCAAGGGCAGACGGAAGTCCAATCTCAGACCTTGAAGTCGGCAACGCAGCCTTCGTAAATGAAGGAACAACTAATGGGTATAAATCTTTTGCTATTACATCAAATGGTGGTCTGACATCATCAAATCAAGTTGGCTCAGTAAGCATTGTCTGGACCGAAGTTTCGCTTGGTGCGTTCACTGGAATATCTGCCTTTTACATCCTCTTTACAGAAGCAGATACTGGCTATGAGTATTCGACAAAGAAGGAAGACTTTGGCGCAATCAAAACTCTTAACGGCCGTGGAGGAATCGGATACGCGGTTGACTGGCCACTTTCTCTTGATGCAACCCTCACATCATCTTTGGGTAAAACAGACTCGAAAGGGCGAGTCGTTCGAGATGGAGGAAACTTCAACATTGCAGTTGGCCGAACTCTTCTTGATGTAATAAACGAAGTTTCCGCAAATACTGGCGTGGATTGGCATGTCTCGCCAAGCGGCGTTATCAGTGTTGCAGTAAGGCCGTTTACCACTGACACAATTGTGTTTGACGAACCATTTGGCGATGACATGACCAGTGGTTCTGCAGCACTCATTTTTAGTCTTCCAATGCTGGAGACCGTAGAAACACGAACGTCAGTTTCTGAACTACGAACAGTTGTTTATGGCTCGGACGGGTTCAATCTGGATAGGCAAATCTCTGACCGCACAGGAACTTACGGTTTCCGTGAAATGTTTATTGAGAATACGTCGGAAGATGCTCCGGCCGTTGCAAATATCACTGCCTCTGCGGTTCGCCAGGTTCGCGATGGCAAGTTGCAAATAACCACATCATTTGCTGAGCGAGACGGCATGACCGCGTGGGAAGACTTTGACATTGGCGACAAAGTACTCGTGGAAATTGATACAGGAGTATTCAGCGAACGAATTATCAGTGCGATAAGTGCTTCTATCGACGAAAACGGCAACGAAACAATTGAAGTCACTTTCGGAGACATCTTTCAGGATATTGCAAGCAACCTAAAGTACGCAGCAAACTACGGGCGTCTCGGTGCTGCTGAAATACCAACATTTACGCTTCGCGGCACATCATCAAAGCCGTTGGCGCCAACAGGAACTTCTGTTGGCGCTGAAGTTGTTGGGATGAGCAACAGAGTTGTTGCCTCTTGGGAATCCCCAGACAACACAAGCGCTACTCATTACGAAGCGATTGTTTACCGAGAAGAGCAAAACAGTGTTGGAATAGCAATTAGTTATCCAATTGTCGACATCTACCGTGACGGAAATATTGCTTATGCAGAAGTCGATGACCAGCATGGCTTTAATGTTGGCGACTTAATCAATATCACTGGCACTACAGACGGATACTTTGACAGAACTCTTGTGTTTTTGACAAGTGCGTCAGCAACTTTTTTTACATTTGACGACGTAGGCCCAGACATCCCAACAGGAACAGCATCTGTCGGAGACGTAACTCGAATTGTTGAGCGTCACTCGGCCACGGTTGCCGCAGACAAAAACTCTGCAGTGTTTGAGAATCTTGCTGCTCCTGGGCGAGAATACCAATTTACAATTCTTCCATATACGACAAACGGTCAGTCCGGCGTGCCATCTCCTCCGTTTTCCTTCACTGCTTCGGCAAGCGCTCAGGTCTTGTTCAACGGAGCAATCCGCTCAAACAACTATGTTGCAGACACAAGCGGATGGACAATTGAAGCATCTGGAGATGCAGAACTCAACTCAGTAACAGTACGAAATGGCACATGGGTTCAAGGAACACTTACCGCACCAACGCTCCAAACATCTACATCTAATCCTCGAATTATCATAGATTCTTCAGGACTCCGAGCATTCAATAACGCCGGAGATTTGGTAACTCAAATTAGTTCCGTGACTGGTGACCTTTACACAGTTGACGGATATTTTGCTGGTCAAATTATTGGTTCAACAATTGATATTGGTGGTTTTGACGCCACATCTTTCCACGTTGGTGCAAATGGAGACATGTGGTCCGGTTCCGCCAGCATAAGCAATGCTCCATTTTCGGTAACAAATGCTGGTTACATGACTGCAGCAACAGGAAAAATCGGAGACCTGGAAATACAACCTGGATATCTACAACTTGGCGGCACATTCTTGGGGAATATGTTTATTGGAAACCTTGATTCTGCTGAAGGATGGGCGGACAGTCAAGGGTATGACGCGGCAGGAATGAAATTGAATGGTCCAGAAAGCATTGACTCATTTGGTTCAAAATCAATTTTGACATGGGAAAAACTTGAGTTGTGGGCATCTGATGGCAACCCGGCAACAACAGAAAAACTTGCAGTATGGAAAGAAGGAATTCAATATCAAGCAAATGATTACACGGACAGAATCGGATTCTTTTGGGACGCAGATACCCTTACGTTATTTGCCCGCATTGTTCATGATGACAACACGGAAACAATTTATTGTCTTGAAGAGTGCGCTGGTTCGCCAAGCCCAGTTGACCCAGTATCCCCGGTCGACCCAGTTGGTCCAGTTGCCCCGGTTGACCCAGTATCTCCAGTGGAACCTTCCTATGAGGGTCAACTATGCACGACGTTCCTTTACATTAACGAAATTTGTGGTTATGAAAATCAATGCCTTGCGCCATTCCAGAACGCGCCGAATGACTGTAACGGCATCTACACTCCCCCGGTAACGCCGCCGGTAACTCCGCCGGTCACGCCGCCTGTTACTCCGCCGGTCACGCCGCCTGTTACTCCGCCGGTCACGCCGCCAGTTACTCCGCCAGTTACTCCGCCGGTGACACCTCCTGTTACTCCGCCAGTAAGCCCTCCTCCTGTCTGTGACCCGCCATGCGAACCAGGATTTACGTGTGTAGCGACCAATACCTGCATAGGATAAGATTTAACAACTATGGCACGCCGTCGTTTCGTATTTATCGCTCAAGGCGATGTATTTATGCAACTTGTAATGCAGGATGATTATGATTCAAAAGCGCCTATGTGGGCCGCTGGACTTTCTAGTAATCCAACAGTTGTCGAAGTTACTGATTCACCAGAGGTTTTGCCTGGGTGGACATACGATGGGACTTCTTTTCACGCTCCAGAAGAATAAGCATTTACTAACGAAATTGTGAGGATGAAATGATTACAGAAACATCTGGGCTTTTTTACGATGGGGTCGAGTGTGGGTATAGGTGGATTCCCTCCGAGCAACGCGGCTTGGAAAAGGGCTCTTCTTTGGGTGTCGCAGTTGCGGTGATAATGGGCAATCAGGTAGTGGCAACATTCCCAACCTACCCGCCAATTTGGGAAGCCCTAAACGGTGGCAACATTGTTGACGTAACTGAATCTGGCAATCACAATGTTCAAGAAGGACACGCAGTAATAGAAATTCAAAAAGAAGGCAATACTCAATACGTATTACATATCTCAAGTGAACTTCTTGCTGCCGCGCTAACAAGTGGGGCTACACTTGCAAGGATAGAGGCTGACAACTACGCGGTTATGGCTGGATGGGGATACTCAAATGGAAACTTCACAGAACCAACCTGAAACAAACTGGGATAAGTTTAAGAAAAAACTTGCTGCTCAAGGTCAGGCGCGGCCATGGCATCTATTGAATCCTGGAATGCACGTCCCAGACGATGTAGTTGCTGCAAGGCTTGAAATTTGCAAGGGTTGCGATTCATTTATTAGCAAAACAAGCCAATGTCGCGAGTGTGGATGCATAATGCCGCTTAAGGCAAGGCTTGGCCATGCTGTTTGTCCACTCAATAAGTGGTGATTTATGCCAAGGCGTGACGGCGTAATTAAGTTTGATTTGCCAACGCCGCTGGTTGATGAGCCACAATTAATCAATAATTTTCTGCCAGAAGAATTATTTAAAAGAGTAAAAAAATCTGTAGATGATTTAAAACTTGGCCCAAGTGGCAACAAGCAATATCACACGATGATAGGTAGATGGGAATCGTCAATATCCCTAGACCCAGACATTGAGGAATACTGTCTAAAAATGGCAAGAGAAATCTTTAATGACGACACATTAGAGAAGGCATATTTCTTTGTTTCTAGATATCAAATTCAAAATGGCTGCACACCATCTCTTTGGGAACACTATGACCAGAATGGCACCCAGACAACAATAGATTTAACAATTGAAAACACTGCTAATTGGGACCTTCGTGTTGAGAGGGTTGACTACAAGCAAGAAGCGAACAGCGCAATCATTTTCGCTGGTCAACAGCACATGCACGCACGGCCACCGTATCCAACCACGGATGACTCATTGAGCACTGTTGTTTTGTTCATGCATTTCACTCAGCCAAGCCACTGGATTCAAACTGAAAAAAACGGCGTGCAAAAATATGGAAGAGATGGAGACATTCGATATTTTAATAAAAACAGATACATACCACTTCCAGATTGTCCAGTTGAACAGCCAGTTTGCCCGTGCCACGACTACTCAAATGTTTTGGGAACATACACGGAAATGTTTAGCAAGTTTACTGATGACGAGGTGGAGATAACCGAATTGCCAATATTGTCAAAAAAGGTTCTTGCTCCAGGAATTGTCGAGTACATGGTTCCACGAGAAGCATCGCTCACTCTTGACGGACTCACTAGAAATGTTTGTTTTAGATTTTGGAAGCGCGCTGAGGTTTTGAGTCCGGACAGGAAACCGACTGTCGACTATAACGCAAGGCGCTGCTATGTAAATTTCTTAAACAGTTCTGCGGAAGAGTGCCATCCTCACGACCCGGCAAACCGCTTATATTCAAGCCTTCAGGCAGGAGTGGAGCCGATAGTAAAAGACTTTGCAAAAATGTATAATATCTTGGATTTAGAGTCTCATACCTGGTCTCTTTTGAGGTATGAACGAAGCGATAAGTTTCATAACCACACAGATGATTGTGCTGAATTTCCAAGAGTGATATCAGTTATTATGTTCCTGAACGATGATTTTTCTGGTGGGGAACTGGTATTTGAAAATCACAATTTGGTTGTCGAACCAAAAGCAGGAAAAATAGTCCTTTTTTCATCATCGTTTCCTTTTGTCCACAGGGTCAATCCAGTTTTGTTTGGGAATAGGCATACTGCGGTTACTTGGTACAGTTATAAAAACAAGAAAGCCTACGGAGAATAAATCATGAGCCCTTCAAGTCAGATTGCCCCAGATGTGAATCGTGTTATCGGCGAACTCACCATGCAGATAGCAAACTTGGTTCGGGAAAATGCAATCCTCAAGGCCACAATTGCTGCATTTCAGGAGCAAAATCAGCAAAATTCGATTACCGATGGCGGAGAGTTGCAAAACTAGAACACCCCCTGTATAGTGTTCGCAACCGAATAAACCACAAACAAGTTAGGAGGGCGTATGCCCATAAACTTTGACGATTACATCTCCACTTCACTGAGGTGGGCAATGTTCAAGGCAGATTGGCCTGATGCCACTGTCGAATTCTCGGAAGGGACCGCTGGCGAAGCCGGAATCCCCTCATCGTTTTCCAAGAAAGACGAGAAGGTATGTATTGCGACCATCACTCGCTTCTCTGGTGACGAGCGCCAAATGATTGGCTACAAGACCCTTTCTGACGCTAAAGGTCGCGATACCGATTCGTGGAACGTCCTTTGCTCAAAGGCAATGGGGCGAGCACTAAAGAAGGCTGGCTACCCAGACAACATGAACGACCTCAAGGTGTGGATGCGTTTTCGCGAAGCAACTGGAAGTGCAACTCCCACACCGCCAAAGCAAGCGCCACAGACTGAGACCAAATCCGTTGTCGCTGGCGTTGCGCTGACACAGCCACAACTCCCGATTGAGTCAAAAGAACAGCCAGTAAAGCCGCTTATGGATTGGCGCTCAGACACTGAGCGCGAAGAGGCGCACCGATTGTTCAAGCAGTCTTGCTCAGACCTTTCGCCAGATGACCTTGAGACACTGCGTGACGCGCATGAAAAACTCAACAATCGCGCTTGGCCCATGCAGAAAGCCGAATTGAACACCCTCATCATCACACTTGAAGGCATCCGTGCAAACAAGAAAGATGATGACGGAAAGATTGACGTCATGGCTGTTAAGTCAATGTTTGATTTTTCCTCGCCTCGGATTCAGGAAATTGTTCGCGAGCAACTTGGTGACCCAACAACTTGGCCTGCTGAGTTGAGCGAGCAAGAGTACGACAAGATGGTTCAGGTATTCGAGGCTGCTTCGGAAACTGAATGACGTCGTACATCGACGGAACAATGCCAGAACAATTCGTCACCAAAGTTGTAGGGGTATCGTTCTCCAAGGACTATCCGGAAAACATTTATGCACTTGCCAAAGATACGGCAGTCATGAATGCTCCGTGCTCCTTGGTGCGTGAGCCCGACAACGAGCACGACGAAAACTCAATTCGCGTGGACACAGCAAATGGCACGATTGGCCATTTGCCACGACTTATTGCGTTAATCATGGCGCCAAAACTTGATGCTGGAGAAAAATGGAATGCATCCGTCCATTCCATTGTCGTATCAAGCACAAATGTCAATCAACCAGGTTTAAAAATCAACGTTTGGAGAGAGTGAAATGCAAATGCACGAAGTAATTGATTCAGTATCAGAAACACTTTCTGACTCGCTTGGCAAGACAATTGCCAGAATTGAGCGTGGAGCAGAAGAAATCAATCAGGACGAGGTGTTTGACACGCTCGTCCACATTGGCGAACTAAAGCACATTGTTCGTGATGTGGAAGGCAAACTTAATGCTCTTCTTACCGAGCACATGAGGATGAACGGCGATAAGTTCCTTGAGCGTGGCAGTTACACCGCTGAGCGAAAAATTGCTTCAACCAGAAAGAATTGGGACCATCAGGTTCTTCTTGAGGCTGTAGTAAACAAGGCTCTTGCTGAGGAATCATCAATTGTCGTTGACCCAGCCACTGGCGAAGTAATCGACCTATCAACGGTGGCAAAGCCACTTATTGACACTGTCGTTGACCACGTAACGAAGGCGGCGCGAGTCGCCGACTGGCGTGTCACTGCCTTGCGGGCAATGATTCCGGGCCTCAACCCAGACGATTTTTGTGAAGTAGAAAAGAGTGAGCGGGTTTCGATTAGGAAGAAACAATGATTCCTACACGCGACAATCCAGATATTGTGGATATAACGGTTTTTCAGTACTTGCGCAAAGCAAAAAAGACGCCCTCAATACACGGTATTGCTTCCGCACTCCGGTACAGTCGAGAGGTCATTGCGCAGTCATTAGTTCGGATAGCAACAGAATCAGCGAGGAAGAATGTCAATTAAAATCATGGACTGGGTCTTTGAGAACTCAAAGGCTCAAGGCATTGAGCGCCTAATCCTTTTGGTTATTGCAGACCATTGCAATAGCGAAGGTGAGGATGCTTTTCCGCGCATCAGCGTTATTGCTAGGCGCGCAAATGTGTCTGAGCGAACGGTGAAGCGCCGTTTGCAGGACTTGGTGGCCCTTGGCGAACTTGAAGTAGTAAAGCGTCATGGAACCTCAAGCCTCTACAAAATTGTGACTCACAAAAAGGCTTCCATCTCTACGGAAGTTGAGGTTGTTGCCCCACAGAAGAAAAAGGCAGTTTCCAAGCGCGAAAGAAACCCAATTTGGGACACGCTCTTGGTTGTCTGCAACGTAAACCCAGACAAAGTGAACTCTTCTGAGGCATCTCGCTATGGGCGAATGGTACGAGTGCTCAATGAGTGCGAGGCTACGCCTGAAGACATTCAGGCAAGAGCCGCTATTTATAGACAAAAGTTTCCAAACGCAACGATGACACCGTCTGCGCTTGTGAATCGCTGGTCAGAGTGTGACCCAGCAAATCAGCCAATGAACGGCCTCAATGGAGTCGTACCTAAAGGCTGGAACGCAATCAAGGCTGCGCGCGAGCAACGCCTGTCCGAAACAGTAACAGTGAAAGGTGAGTTGAATGTCTGAGTCATTTTATGACCCCGAAAAGAATTACCTAGGAGTTGGTAGAAATCCAATCCCTGGCGAAACATCGTTTGACGATTGGATGGCCTTTGGTATCAGCCGCGGTTGGTGCGGTCCTCCGGTCTGCTATACCCACGATGGACTGCCAATGTCGGAA